TAGTAAAAAGATCTGCTTCCCTTAAATATAAGGATTATAGAACTCCTTGATCAATCATTAATAAATAAAGAAAAATCTCTGTCCAAATGGCTGCCATAATAACTGATCAGATTAGAATATTGAATGCGAAGAATTTTGTCGCTGGTGTAACATCTAGTACAAATGCATATTATTCTTTTGTTGGATTGACCAATCCTACTGATATTGCAACTGATTGGAATACAACTCCCCCTTCCCCAAAAGATAGTTTTCTAGATGAAAATGATTATTGGGATAATATGATAGCATTAAAGAAAATTAATGCACAAGATGTTAAACAAGTTGTTTCTAAACGAACATGGTCATCTGGTACAACCTATGACATGTATAGAGGTGATTATAGTAGAACTAACACTGCTCCTGTGTCTGGTGCAACTAATTTATATAATTCTACTTATTATATTATAAACAGTGATTATAGAGTTTATGAGTGTCTTCAAAATGGCACAAATCCCGATAACCCTAATGGTAGGTCATCATTGGATGAACCTACTTTTACTGATCTAGAACCTCGTTCTGCTGGTAGTAGTGGGGATGGATATATTTGGAAATATCTCTATACTATAAAACCAAGTGACATTGTAAAATTCGATTCTACGGATTTTATGCCCGTTCCAGCAGATTGGGAAACTAGTAATGATAATGCAGCAGTAAGAGATAATGCTGTAGATGGTTCTATTAAAATAGTAACAGTTACTAATAGAGGAGAAAGTGTTGGTCCTGTAGGTGGCACAGAATATCGCAATGTTCCTATTAAGGGAGATGGGTCTGGTGCAGAATGCACTATCACAACAACTAATGATCAACAAGTTGATACTATAGTTATTTCTAAGCAAGGATCTGGATATACTTATGGGAGTGTTGATTTAAAAGCAGGTAGTGTTCCCACTGGCACAACAAGACCAGAATTCAATGTTATCATCCCTCCACAAGGTGGACATGGATCTAACATCTATAGAGAACTTGGTGCATATAATGTTCTTTTATATTCCAGAATTGAAAATGATAATGAAAATCCAGATTTTATTACTGGTAATGATATAGCAAGAGTTGGTGTGGTATGCAATCCTCAACAATTTAACTCTACTTCACTTTTATCTGCAGATAAAGCAAGTTCTCTAGGTGCGTTAAGATTAACGGGAACAGGGTATAGTTCTGCTACATTTACTGCTGATGCTTATGTTAAACAAACCATTTCTACTGGATCAACTGCAGTTGGAAGAATAGTTAATTATGATCCAACTACTGGTGTTTTAAAATATTGGCAAGATAGAACTCTTGCTGGATTTAATACAGTTGGAACAGCATTAACAGATCCTCAATATGGGTTTAATTTAAATCAATTTACAGCATCTCCTGGTACAGGAGGAAGTGTTGAGATAGTTCCTTCATCAGGATCTACTTTAGAAATTGATACTGGATTTACGGGTCTATCTACGGTTCTAAATAATAGAACATATTATCTTGGTCAAAGTTTTACTGAGGGAATTGCTAACCCAGAGGTTAAAAAATACTCAGGAAATATTATTTTTGTTGACAATAGACCAGCTATTACTAGGTCTACAAACCAAAAAGAAGATATCAAAATAGTTTTGCAGTTCTAAAAAATCATGCCACAGCAAACCAACTTAAATGTAGCTCCATATTTTGATGATTACGATCCATCAGATGATTTTTATCGGGTTTTATTTAAGCCAGGATATCCTGTCCAAGCTAGAGAATTAACAGCTCTTCAATCCATATTGCAAAATCAGATTGAAAAGTTTGGTCAACATTTCTTTAAAGAAGGTGCAAAAGTAATACCTGGTAATATTGGATATAATAGAATCTATTATGGTGTTCAAATTAATAATAATTATCAAGGAGTTCCAGTAACTGCTTACATAGATCAATTAGTTGGGACAAAAATAACAGGACAGAGATCTGGAGTAACTGCTGTTGTAGATAAAGTTTTATTTCCAGAAGATTCTGAAAGAGGGCAAACTACTGTTTATATAAATTATCTAACATCAAACACATCTAATAATTCTACTCAAGTATTTTCTGACGGAGAAGAATTAACTTGTTCAGAAATAATTTCTTCTGGATTATTGGGAAATACTGCAATTGCTGCAGGAGCACCATTTGCACGTACAGTACCAACTAATGCTGCTGTAACTGGTTCATCTTTCCAAATTCAGGAAGGGGTATATTTTGTAAGAGGTCAGTTTTGTAAAGTAAATACAGAAACTCTTATAATCAGTCAATACACCACTACTCCTGAAGCTAGAGTTGGTTTATTTGTTAATGAGGAAATAATAAATGCAGATATAGATGAAACTTTAAATGACAATTCTCAAGGGTTTAATAATTTTGCTGCGCCAGGAGCTGATAGACTAAAAATTACTCTTAGTTTATATCAAAAACCATTAGATGATTTTGATGATAATAATTTTGTTGAATTGGCAAATATTGGATCTAATAATCAACCAGGAGTTTTAAAAAGTAAATCAGGTGGAACTAGTTCTGCTTCAGGAGCTTTAGTTGGAGGAGGTGGAGGAGGATCTCCATATTCTTCCAATTTTGATTTAACTGATACTCTAGCAAGAAGAACTTTTGATGAAAGTGGTAATTATGATGTAAGACCTTTTGATGTTACTCTTTTAAATTCTTTAAACGATAATATTGGTAATAGGGGAGTATTTAATTCAGGTCAATTTACTCCAGGTGGAGAAACTCCAAGTGATGATTTAGCATTATATAAAATTTCTTCTGGTAAAGCATATGTTAAGGGATATGAGATTGAAACGTTGAATCATACATTTCTTGATGTACCAAAACCAAGAACTGTAAATACAATAAAAAATCAGTCAATAAATTATAATACTGGTCCTACTTTTAAGGTAAATAGTGTCTTTAGAACTCCGACAGTAGGTATCGGTAGTACATATGTTCTAAGTTTAAGAGATGAAAGGGTTGGAGTTAATTCTGAAAGTGCTCCAGGACAAGAAGTTGGTCTTGCAAGGGTATATGACTTTAGATTAGAATCTGGCACTTATGAAGTTTCAGATTCTGATAAAGCTAAGAATCAATGGGATCTTGCATTATATGATGTACAGACGTTTAGTGAAATTGAGTTAAATCAACCTATTACTCAATCAGTCCCTGCTTTTATTGAAGGACAAAACAGTGGTGCAACTGCGTATCTTGTTGGGTCTGTTACTTCTGGTTTAGGATTAACTGTTTATGAGAAAAATGGTAATTTTATTAGTAATGAACCATTAACAATTAATGGTATTAACAATGGAAGAATTGCAATAGGAATTACTGACTATACAGTTTCTGATGTTAAGTCTCTTTATGGAACTGATGATGGTACTATTGGTCTTAATACATTTAGTGCAAATATACTTCCTTCGACTTTATTTGATGTTGGTATTGCTACTGTTGGTATAGACAAAGGAGCAGCAGGAACTGTAATAAAAAGTACTAATCCTAATTTCCCAGGTATTACTACTATTGGTAATCTTATTCAGTATAGTGATCTTAATATATCAGAAGATCCTATTTTAGCAAGAGTTATTAGTGTATCTTCAAATTCTGTTTCTGTTGTTGGTGTTGCTACTGTTGCTGGTGTATGTAATGGTGGATTGCCTGTTGTATCAACCTCTTCTGGTATTACTTCAGCTGTTGCATTTAAAAATGTAACTGATTTAAAAGTTTTAGCAACTCAATTTGATGTTTCTACTGATAATACATTATTCACAAGACTACCTAAATTAAATATTTCTAATGTTGACTTAACAGGTGCGTCAGTTGTTATAAAGAAAACTTTCCCTGTTAATATTAGTGGTGGTACATTGGAAACTCCTGTTCCAACAATACCAACAAATGAAAGTTTCCAACCATTCACTGCAAAAAGATACGCATTAATTGGTGCTGATGGTAAAACACATGAATTAACAGAAGATCAATTTGATTTTGGTTCAGGAAACACTTGCCAAATTCGTGGTTTAGTTGATCCTCCTGCTGCAAATAAGGGAGCAACTTTAATTGCTACTATTAAAAAACAAAAACCAAAAGCAAAACAGAAAATAAGAAATGCTGTTGGTTCTATAGTTGTTAATTATTCTAAAGATGCTGCTTCTGGAATTGGAACAACTACATTAAATGATGGATTAACTTATGGTTCTTATCCTTACGGAACAAGAGTTCAAGATAAGAATATATCTATTAATGATGCTGATATTATAGAAGTATTAGGAATATATGAATCAGCAAATAATAGTGATCCTTCTTCTCCAAAAATTACTCTTGGTTCTATAGTTACTCAATCAACTACTACTAATGAATTAATTATTGGTGAACAATTAATAGGTCAGGATAGTGGTGCTGTTGCTATGGTAGCAGAAAAACCTAGTGATAGTGTAATTAGTATCATTTATCAAAATGAACACTTATTTAAGGAAGGGGAAATTGCCAATTTCCAAGAATCTGGAGCTAGTGGTATAGTCAATGAATTAAATTCTCCAAGTTTTAATATATCTCCAAATTATGAATTTGTAGATGGTCAACAATCAACAATTTATAATATTGGATCAATTAAGAGAAAAGATGATTCAGATGCACCGTCCAAAAAAATAAAAATTTACTATTCTAATGGATCTTTTGATTCTAACGATAATGGTGATTTTATAACTGTTAATTCTTATGATCAATATGATTATGGGATAGATATTCCAAAAGTTGATGGAGTTTCTAACGCTGATATGATTGATATCAGACCAAGAGCAACTCAAGTTGATTCCGTTTCTGAAGGAGATAGATCTCCTCTCGAATTTAAAGGAAGGAATTTTAATGCATCTGGAAACTCTGCTCCTAATATTTTAGCATCTGATGAAAATTTCATAGCTGATTTTTCTTATTATCTTGGAAGAGTTGATAGAATATTCTTAACCAAAGATGGAAGATTCCAAGTAAAATATGGAGATCCAGCAGAAGATCCACAAAAACCTGTTCCTGTAGATGATGCTATAGAAATAGCAACTATAGCTCTTCCACCTTACCTTTATAATACTACAGGTGCTTCTATTGATTTCTTAGATCGTAAAAGATTTACGATGCAAGATATTAAAAATCTTGAAAGTAGAATAAAACATCTTGAGTATTATACGTCTCTTTCTTTATTAGAAAGCAATACAGCAAATATGTTTGTTGCGGATGGAGATGGATTGAATAGATTTAAATCTGGTTTCTTTGTTGATAACTTTACTTCATTTACTTCTCAAGAGGAATTTCATACTATTAACAACAGTATAGATCGTGATAGAAAAGAATTAAGACCGAGGCATTATACCAATTCTGTTGATTTAATATTTGGACCAGTAGTAGGTAATGATCCTACAGATGATCTTAATTTTGCAACAATTGAAGGAATTAATGTAAGAAAGAAAAATGATGTTATAACTTTAGATTATGCGGAAGTTGAATATATCAAACAATCATTTGCAACAAGATCGGAGAGTGTTACTCCTTTCTTAATTAGTTTCTGGCAAGGAACTATGGAAATAAATCCATCTTCTGATACATGGGTTGATACTGCTAGATTAGAACCCAAGATCATTAGCATGGAAGGTAATTATACAACTACATTTAACCAAATGGTTGAAAATGGTGAAATAGATCCGCAAACGGGATTTGGTCCTGTTGTATGGGGATCATGGGAAACCACATGGACTGGAAGGACAACAAATAGTCTTTCTCAAAGAGAAACTGCTGCAAGGACTGAAGAACGTGTATTTGGAATGGGTGGTTGGATTAATAACTTTAGTGGTGGATTTGGAAACCCTGCAAGAAGAATTAGAGAGACAAGACAAGTTGTAACTAGATCTCAAGTAAGAACTACAACAGAACAGGGTATTCAAAATAGAACAGGTAATCGAATATTAGTTACTGAATCATTTGATAGAACTTCTGTTGGTGATAGAGTTATAAGTAGAGATCTTATTCCTTTTATGAGATCTAGAAATATTGAATTTGTTGCTAAAAGAGTTAAACCATTAACTCAACTTTATGCGTTCTTTGATGGTCAAGATGTTACAAAATATTGTGTTCCTAAGATTTTAGATATTAGTATGACATCTGGAACTTTCCAAGTTGGTGAAAAAGTTATTGGAATCGTTAATGAAACAGGTCTTGGTCAAATAACTTCTGATAGTTTAGCAAATATTACTTTTAGGGTTGCACAATCAAACCATAAAGAAGGTCCATATAATATTCCTACAAAGGTTTATGCGGAAAATCCTTATACCAATCAACCTTTCCCTGCATCATATTCATCTACTTCAACAATATTAAATGTAGATACATTCTCATTATCTAATGAACCACAAGGTGAATATTATGGATGGGTTGAAACAGGAATGATTCTAAGGGGTCAAAGTAGTGGAGCATTAGCTACCATTGAAGACGTAAAACTTATTTCTGATATTGGTGCATTCTGTGCTGGATCTTTCTATATACCCAATCCTAATAATATTAGTTTCCCAAGATTTGAAACAGGAAGTAAAACTCTGACATTGACTAATGATCCAGAGAACAATCCAGATAATGCTACAACTCTTGCTGATGAAACTTTTACTGCTTCTGGAACAATGGAAAGTGTTCAGGAGAATATTATTTCAGTTAGAAATGCAAGAATTGAAAATAGACAAAATTTCCAATCTAGAAATACTAATAGAACTCTTGGAACTGAAGTTGTTGGAAGTGAGACTGTTGATGGTGGTGTGACTCAGGAAATAATTGGTTGGTATGACCCTCTCGCACAATCATTCTTGGTAGAGGATAAGGGTGGAGTGTTTGTTACTAAATGTGATGTCTTCTTTAGAACTAAAGATGATATGGATGTACCTGTGGTATTCCAGATTAGATCTATGAAGAATGGATTACCTACACAACATGTTCTTCCTTTCACTGAGATTGTATTAGATCCAGCAGAAGTCAATACTTCAGCAGACGGATCTGTTGCAACTACAGTTGAATTTAAAGCTCCTGTTTATCTTGAAGGGGATAGTACTGAATATGCTGTTGCTCTAGCATCTAACTCCACTAAGTATAGTGTTTATATTTCACGAATCGGTGAAACTGATCTTTTAACAGATACCTTTATTTCTAACCAACCATACTTAGGTTCTCTCTTTAAGTCACAAAATGCTTCTACATGGGAACCAAGTCAATGGGAAGATTTGAAATTTACAATGTATAGAGCAGACTTTGAAACATCTGGTACTGTTGAATTCTATAGTCCAGAATTAAGTCAAGGAAATGATCAAATTCCTACATTAGAACCAGATTCATTAATTCTAGGTTCACGAAGAATAAGAGTTGGTCTTGGAACTACTGTGGGTGACCCATATGAAATGGGTAATACCATTATTCAAGATGGAACAATGGCAGAAGGTAATATTGTTGGTTCTGGTGGGTCAATTATTCCTGCTGGTTTAAGTATAACTAATGCTGGTATTGGATATACTCCTCTTGACGGTAATTTTACTTTCAATAGTGTAAATTTAGAAACTGTTACTGGTACTGGAAAAGGAGCAGTTGCTGATGTTTTCATTAATAATGGAGTTGCAGCTGCTGCTACAATTACTAGTGGTGGTACAGGTTATTCTGTAGGAGATGTTCTTGGTATTACAACTATAGGACTTTCTACTGGTGGTAGTGGAACTGTTGGACGTAATTCTAGATTTAGTATTACTGGTATTGGAATGACTAATGAATTAACTATAGATAATGTTCAAGGTGAGTTTGTTGTTGGTACTGCTAATACTTTATTCTATACAAATAGTTCTGGAATTAAAACCGAATTAAATTATAGTCATGGTGGAGATGTTCAGATTGGTTCTATTAATGTAGAATCTGATGGATTACATATTCAGGTTAATCATAAGAATCATGGAATGTATTCTACTGATAATTTAGTTAAAATATCTGATGCACAATCTGATATCAAACCAACTAAATTAAATATTGCATTGGAAACTGGTAATGAATCTTCATTTAGTGTAGATGATGCATCTTCCTTTACAAACTTTGAAAATGTTGGTGTTGGTACAACTAATAGAGGATATGCAAAGATTGGAAAAGAGATTGTTGAATATAATAATGTAACTGGTAATGTAATTACTATTTCTGCTAGAGGGGATGATAAAGTTGATTATGCATCAGGAACAGCTGTTTATAAGTATGAATTGGGTGGTGTAAGTCTTAAGAGAATAAACACAACTCATGGACTTTCAACTACTACATCAACTGCAACTTCTGGGTCAATTACATTCGATTCTTATAATATCAAACTTGATATGACTGGAATTGGTACAATTAATGATGATAGAAGTAATGATGTTGGATTCCCTAAACTTTACTTAAATCAAACCAAGTCTTGTGGTGGGTATGAAACAAAGGCAACTCAAAATATGCCGTTTGAAGTTATTACACCAATTGTTCAGAACGTTACCACTAGTGGAACTAATTTAGGATGTGAAATAAGAACTACTTCTACATCTAGTATAAGTGGTGATGAAGTTGCATATCTTGATGAAGGGTTCCAATCAATAGCAATAGGTGAACCAAATTATCTTGATAGTCCAAGAGCAATTTACTCTAAGATTAATGAAGATGAAAAACTAGATCAACTTGAAGGTAATAAATCTCTACAGATGAGATTAACTTTAGGAACCGTTGATCCAAAAGTAAGTCCTGTTATTGATGCTCAACGAGTAAGCACCATTCTTACAAACAATAGGGTTAATAGTGTGGTTAGTAACTATGCTACAGATAGCAGAGTAAAATCTGTTACTAATGATCCTACTGCTTGTCAGTACATTACTAAAGAACTTCAATTAGAAAATTCTGCTACTTCGATTAAGATAATATTATCAGGTCATGCCAATCCTTATGCAAATATTAGAGCATTTTATGCAATTGGAAGTGATCCTGGTTTTGACCCTATATTTACTCCTTTCCCTGGATATAATAATTTGAATGTTAGGGGTGAAATAATCCAAAAACAAAATAGTGATGGATTATCTGATAAAGTAGTTACTCCATCAAGTCAGTATGGTTTTGGTACTAATACAAATTTCCAAGAGTATTCATTTACCGTGGATAAATTACCTACCTTTAGATATTATAGGATTAAACTTTTATTAACATCAACAAGTCAGGTATTTGTTCCAAAGGTTAGAGATTTGCGTGTAATGGCTCTTGCTTAAATGAAACATTACGATATTGAGGGGCATAAGGATCTCGCAAGAGATCCACGTACAGGAACAATTGTTAACGTAAATTCTTTGGACTACCAACATTATATTGCATCAAGAAATGCAAAACAATCAAAAAATGAAAAAGTGGAATCTATGGAAAAGGATCTTGCTAATTTAAAAGGTGAGATTGGTGAAATTAAATCTCTATTAAAGGAACTGGTCAATGGCAAGTAAAAATTTAACATTTGACCCTTCAGCAGGTGTACCATATGCTGCTAATCTGACCATTTATACTGGCACAGATTTTAAAACTACATTTACTGTGGTTGATACTTCTGACGTTGCCTTTGATTTTCAAGGATTAACTACTACATCAGTTTGGACAGGATCTGCTCAGATGCAGAAAAGTGCAGGTGTAGCAGCTACAACAGTTGCAGCAGGAACTTTTAGTGTAGGATTTACAAGTGCTGGTGGTGGTATATTCGATATCTCTATGGGATCCACCGCAACATCAAGTCTTTCGGAAGGAAGATATGAATATAATGTTTTGGTAAGTTCTGGGGCATCAATTTATAATATAGTAAATGGAAATATTCTAGTTTATACTGGCATAGCTTCTGCACCATAAATATATTC